ATTTTTACGAAATAATACTGTACGATTTATCTTGACATCTGACTATAAAATGTGTATATTTACATAGTAAATTAGAGAGTAATATGATAGATCATAGTAGAGAGGAGTTCGGTTTTCATTCTATGCGGCAAAGTGAGCCGTTGTTTTTCGACATGCAAAGCTTTAATATGCCTAAGAGCTGCAAGGAATTAAATTTAAGTGTTATTACTGTGAAAAGGGCTTGTGAATTAAATAAGCTGTGGCATAGTAGATTGCCAATTATAGATTGGAGTAATGTAGTACGGAATACACATTACGTTAATTATGTTATGATTAAAGATGGAATTTTCTTCGCTGTAGCAATTTGGAGTAGCCCAGTAGCGGGGAACCGGATGACCGACAAATGTCTAGAGTTAAGAAGACTTGCAATATCACCAGATGCACCAAAATATACGGCAACACGAATGATCTCTCTAATGGTAAAAGATATAAAGAAACGATTTCCTGATATTATGAAATTAGTAAGTTACCAAGATACAGAAGTACACACGGGAACCATTTATAAAGCCAGTAATTGGTACGCAGAAAAAGAAGTCCAGGGTATAAGTTGGACCACTAATACAAGGAAGCGAAATAAAGAACAAACTATAGCGAAGAAAATACGCTGGAGTTTAACAATATAATTAAGGAGATATATGACAGTAGAAGATGTAATATTGAAATTAGAGTCTTTACCATCTATATTAGAGGTTAAAATACTATATGATGGTGCAGCACGTTCTGGTGTAGATGACGTTTACCACGCTATTGGAGGCTTTGTAGTAATTAAGGGAGAGGATGAGCCTATTTACTATGATGAAGATCAACCAAGAGTAGGTAACGCATGACTCAAAAGGAACATTTAGAGCAAATAGCCTTAGATTTATATAATAAGACCAATAGCGTGGTTTAAGAGTGGTCTGATTTAACGATGACCGAAAAGTTTATATACGCTAATAAAGCTTTTACATGGGCTATGCAGCAAAGTATGAAATTTGAACGTCAGATGCGTAATCTAGAGAACGCTAAAATCTATACATATAGGAACTATTCAAAGAAAAAGGGTAGGATGTCATAAATAGCTTGACATACAGTATTTTATTTCGTATATTTGTATAGCAAATAAGGAATAAAATGAAAGATAGAGTTTTAACACATGTAAACAAACATATATGGTACTACGGAGTCGCTATGATGACTATAGTGGTACTATTGTGGATGGCAGTAATAGACACATTATTCACTAAATAGAGGATATATGAAGATTACAACAGAGATGGCAACAAATAAGTACGCTAATGGCAAACTAGAAGTACATCCAAAAGAGTTAATGGGAGTAGCAGCTTTCTATAGTAAAGAATTAGGTAAGTTAGCAGATAATATTTTCACTGGCAAAGCTTCCAAAGGAGCTTTTAAGTGGAATTATCCACAAGGATTTGAGGAACGACATAGATTCTTAGCTGCAGCCTTAACATTAAAGAGTAGAATCTTGGGTAAGTTCGATGATGTTGATCCAGAAGTATTAGACAAAGTTTTTAGAACATACGCACCATAAGGAAGTTTATGAGAAGAATACCATTAAAAAACAATACTTATATAGTCTTATCCTCAGTAGAGGAGTTTTCCGATGCTCAGAATGGTGTTTCTCCTGAAACAATATTATTTTGTGATAAGATAGACAAAACAGAGTTAATTTTAACTGTAATAGATGAAACATTAAAGGAGGACAATGAAGAAGATATATTTGGCGAGTCCTTATAGTCATCCTGATGATACCATCAAAATACATAGATTTAAGAGGATTGCAGAGGTTGTAGCTAGTTTAATGAGAAAAGATGGTAAGTCACTATTCTTTTCGCCAATAGCGTTCTCTCATCCTGTCGCACTCTATGGTAATATGGATGGTTCTTGGGTATCTTGGAAAAAGATAGACATTGAGTTCATCAATTTTTGTGAAGAGTTATGGGTTGTGATGTTAGATGGATGGAAAGAATCTACTGGTGTAAAGGAAGAGTTAAGATACGCTCTTGACCAGAATAAAACGGTAAGATTCTATCAACCTGATTTAGACACATTCATAGAATATGATGAGTACGAACAATGGATGTAATTAAGAAGAGACGAAATAAGAGAAGAGTAGAGTATAAAGTCTATCATAAACTAGAGGCAGATGAATTAAAACTACCTTATAAGAGTTGGAGAGACTTTAGTAATATTAAAGAGGGTGATTGGGTATTAACTGACGACAACTATATATGTGAAGTTATTCAGATAAGGCTTTATAAAAATAAGAAAGGCCAAGAGAATAGAGAGTTTGTTTATTCCATAGGCAGAATGTGGGAAAGTCCCCATAATAAGCTTGAATATCTTCCTAGAAAAGAATTAAGGAATTTCTCAACAGTTAAGCCCCAATCCCATATAGATAGGGAATTAAAAAATAGACGTGCTAAAGACACGATAACCGCTTATACAACGATGATAATGGGTGGTAAAGTTGATTATGGGGTATTAGGGACTATATATAGACCTGATCAAAAAGTACCAGAAGCAACAGTAAGAAGGTTTTTAAGACAAGATAAAGTGAGAGAACAAGTGGCAGAAGAATTAGAAAAGATATTTGTAGAGAATGGTATTACAAAGGAATTCGCTATTAAATTAATTATAGAAGCTGTAGATGCTGCTAGAATTAAAGGGAGTTCTGCTGAATTACTTAAATGCTCTCAAGAGATACAAGAGTTATTAGGCATGAAGAAAGATAAGAAAATGATTAAAACTACTGAAACTCAAGAAATAGAGGGTCCGAGTGGATTCTTCAATATGATAGAAAATGAAGCAGATAAGAATGCTACGGTAAGAGCTAAAAGACAATTACAAAAAGAAATGGAAGTGGAGGAATTTGATGGACTCGAATAGCAATACAATGCTAAACAAAATAGATTCTACTATTGAATATATAGAATCAGCAATACTTAAAGCTAGACAGAATGAGATGCCTGTATTAGACATCTTAGGATTAGATTCATTATATCGTCTTAGAGATATCTATGAACAGCAATCTAAGTCAGTAATAGAAGTTGATGATATAGCAGAAGCTACAAGAGAAGCAGAAGCTTCAGTAGAGAAATTAGCTAACAAAGCAGTTAAACCAATAAAAGGAAATAAATAATGACGTGTGCAGTAGAATATTTAATGGAAGGAGTAAAATCAACTGTATTATCCAAAGTACAAACAGCTAATCGACTTGATGGTTGGTTAAAGGTGGTGCACTCTCGTGGTCAAACGGAAATACCTGAGCGTGTAATCAAATCAATTAATTTTGTTTATGATGAGGAAGATACAAAAAGAATGCAGGCAGAGGCAAAGTTGAATGAAGATACGAAAAACCCTGAATAAATATTATATTGAGTTTGAACGTTCAGATTGGACTACTGGCTTAGCCCCCAAGATAATTGAGGGGCTAAAGCAAATAAATTATAAAGAAAGGCGATATGATCCTGAGACAAAGGAATGGTCGTTTACCCCGACTAGTTATAACAGAGAGATGCTAAACATTGCTCATACTGCCTTTAAAGAGAATAAGCCTGCAGAGTTTAATGTTAATAGACTAGAGCAATTAATGACAGCTTGGTGGAAAACATTTAAGGCTTGTACGAATGAGGAGTTTGATAAAGCAATGAAGGGTGTTAAAGATGCAGAAACAGACCCTGAATGGCGAGACGCTTGGTTAGTTACTCCTGATGATTTATTTGGTATAGACCCAGTTGATTTTCAAGATACTCTCTTTAATGAGGGAGTTTCTGGTATAAACAAAAAATTTGTATTAACTAGGAGAGAATATGACTGATAGCAAATGCCCTTATTGCGGTTGTAACCATACGCATAGAGCAAAGAGAATGCCAGGAAATAAGGTGCAGAGATGGTGTCAAAACCCTAAGTGCAAAAGATATTTCACAACTTTAGATAAAAATAGTCATCAGAAGATAGTTAGTAAGTTACCAAAGATTTTAATATTTGATATAGAGACAGCCCCTTTAAGAGCATTTGTATTTCAAATGAGTGTATGGGGTGGCAATATAAGAGACGAACAAGTTATTAGTGAATGGTTTATGCTTACATGGTCAGCTAAATGGTTGTTCGATGATAAAGTTTATTCCGCTAAGTTAACAGGTAAAGAGGCTAGAAATGAAGATGATAGCAGAATAGTTAAGAGCTTGTGGAACTTGGTTAACGAAGCGGATATTATTATAGCACACAATGGAGTGCGTTTTGATGTACCTAATATAAATACTAGATTTCTATTGAATGGTCTAGAGCCATGTGCTCCTTACCAACAAATAGATACAAAAAAGGTAGCATCAAAACAATTTGGATTTACACATAATAGTTTAAATGGTTTAACAAAGATATTTGGGTTACCACAGAAAATAGATACTGATTTTGAATTATGGAAAAGATGCTTGAATGGAGAAAGTAAAGCATTATTAGAGATGGAAACTTATAATAAACAAGATGTTGAGATTTTAGAGGAAGTATACTTGAAGTTAAGACCTTGGATTAAGAGTCATCCTAATATAGCTTTATATGCAGAATCAGAACATCCTTTATGTACGCACTGTGGGTCTGATGATTTAACGCCTTTGACTAAGAACTATCATACTATGACAGGTGCTTATAAAACACATAGATGCAATGGTTGTGGGACTATAGTAAGAGAAAGAAAATCAGTATTCCCTAAAAGTGCAAATAAATCATTAATGGCAAGTTTAGCGAGATAACATGACACGTTCTTATGACAATAAGTTCGATAAAGGTAAGTTAAGGCATGATTTAGTTATGCCAGAAGTTGTAGAAGCTTTAGCTGGGGTAATGACTTATGGGGCTGAGAAATACAGCCCCGATTCTTGGAAGCTTGTGGATGATCCAGCTAATAGATATTATTCAGCATTACTTAGACACATATACGCTTATCGCAGAGGAGAAGTAAATGACCAAGAATCTCAATTACAACACTTAGCCCATGCATTAGCTAATATACAATTTTTAATGTATTTCGAAAAGGAGAAACAAGAATGCCACTGTATGAATTCCAATGTAACAAATGTGGATTCAAATTTGAAGACATCTTAACATTCGGAGAACACGAACAGTTTAGACAAGGTAAACCTTACAATTGCCCTAATTGTGGAGAAGACGAAGTTAAACAGATACCATCTAAACCTTCATTTAACACTCACGGTAGAGGATTTGAGAAAACTGGAAGGACTTAATGAATAAAGATAAAGTTAAAGAAATGTTAGAGCGGGACGTATTACTCATGGGTAGGGTAGTATCTCCCGCTACCTGCGTTGTAGCTACCCCTGAATTCCATCATGAAATAGCCGAACAATGGCATACACACAAGAAAAGAGTTAATATTATTGCCCCACGTGGTTAATACTATGGCCTCGTGTAAATCATATTCTTAATTCGGTGAAACCCCAAGGGGCAATACCGAGCCAAGCCACATATCTGTGGAAGGTGTAGAGACTAAAACTGGATTACCAGTGAACAGAATACTTCAATAAAATAAGGAATACGATCTATGTCTAGATCGCATAAATTAGCCTGGGCTGCTGGTTTCATCGACGGAGAGGGCTATGTAACGATAGAAAGAAGAACACGTTTTTCTAAGCGTACAAACGAAAACACATTATATCACTCTTTGAAATTAGGAGTCAACCACGTTCACCCCGCACCAATAGACGAGTTAGTGGGTTTATTTGGAGGGAACGTAAGATATGATGCAAAAGTTAAGGGGAATAGAAAGCCTCGTTATTCATGGACTCTACCCCCACGTTTATCTAAAGAAGTTATAATACAAATTATGCCATATCTTAGAAATAAAAAAAATGTTGCTTCGTTGGCATTAGAATTCCAGGGATTAATGGAAGTCAATACGACGAAACAATTATCAAACGAAGCTATAGAAAAAAGAGATTGGTATGCTTTAGAGATACGCAGAATTAATTCCGAAAGTTGAATGAAGATATAGTCCGAACCTCTAAGTAATTAGAGAAAATAAAGCATGGTAAGAGTTCTCTTATTAAATTCTTTATACTCCATCACTTGATGTTTCATCCATCTAAGACCAAAGTTATTGCTATAGTATCAAAGAACCAAGGTCACGCCAAAAAGATTCTTGATGATATTAAAACTGTATTAGAGTACTCAGAAAACTTCAAGAGAATATTCGGTTATTGGGGGAAAGAAGTATCAGAACGATGGTCGGATGAAGAAATAGTTTTAAGAGATGGTTCTCTAATTACTACAAAAGGTGCAGATATGCAGATTGTAGGATTAAACTGGAGAAGCCAAAGACCTACATTTGTTATCTATGATGATCCTCAAGATCATAAGAATACCCTAAATCAAGAACAAATGGAGAAGACTCTTAAGACTCTTATGAAAGATGTTGAACCTGGAGTTGATCCTAAACATGGCAAGATATGGCTAATAGGTACTCCACAGAGAGAAGGGTGTCTAGTTTTAAAAGTAAAGGATATGCCTGGTTGGGTTACTCTACATTATGACGCTATTGTTAACGAAGAGAAAAAGAAAGTATTATGGCCTGAATGGATTAGTTATCAAGATTTAATGGATAAGTTAGAATCATTTAAAGCCATCAATAGAGTATCTATTTTCTTTTCTGAGTATAGATGTCAGATTATTGGTGACGAGGATCAGTTATTCTTACCTAAAGACTTCCGCTATTGGGATGGAGAGTTCAGACTCGATAACCGTAAAAAAGCATACATCAGACTTACAGAGACAGCCACCAATGAGAAAGATGGCCTAGACTGGGTGAAAGTATGGCATAAGGTAGAAAGTCCCGTGTGGAAGCCCCTAAACCTTTTTATGGGTGTTGATCCAGCCAGTAGCGTAAGTAACACAGCAGATTATAGTGCTATTATGATAATTGGAGTTGATAAGGATAAGAATATATATATACTTGATTTATTCAGAAAACGCGTAAAACCTATGGAATTAGCAAGAACTATCATAGGAAAGTATAAAAGCTTCTATCCTATTAAGACTAATATAGAAACTACTGGTTATCAAGAGATGTTGAGAGATTATCTTAAAAATGAATCAGATGTATATATT